CAATAAGGATTTCTCTTTCGAAAGCGTGTGCGAGAGTCCCTCTAACTGATATAGTCTAGGTGTTATATCCCCTCCATTCACAGAGAGGGAAATTTGCGATAATAGCCCCTCGATGTTGGGCTCTAGGGCGGATTCTAGTGTACCATATTGTGGTGATTCTATCACTTCTAGGTTATAATCTCTAACTTCACAAAACTCACGTAAATATTTGTATAGTCCTGTGTATAATGTTTTCTTTCTAGAATCAAATAATCTTATTTTACCGTCCCACATTCTATTACGGTAGGCTGGCATAAATTTATATCCGGGTACAAAGAACTGAAAATGTTCTGACAGTTCCATTTCTATTGATGGGTCACATTGAACATTTAAGAAGACTTCGTTCTTCTTTTGAATGGTTATCGTATCCATTAGATTCCGCTGGTGAACTTCCTCCATTCAATCATGTTCTTTATGTTTTGATGTCTCCATTTAATATTCTCAAGTATCTCTTTAGTAGTATCACATACTTCTTTTAGATATTCTATTTTAGCTTGAGCTTCTTGTATGACGGGGTCTGAGTCATAGTAATAATCCATATCACCTTTTAAAACTGTTAATCCATTAAGCGGGTCGTAATCCCAGCCTTTTTCATCTATTTCTTCTTTACTCATCTTGCCGTTATAATGCATCCATTTGTCTTTAAGTAATATCTTAAATTCTAGTTCAGCTTTTTTAAGTTTCATGCGGTTTATTGAAAGTATTTCTAGGTATTTACCATGGAGTTTTGCGGAATCTCTTGATGTTTCATCTAGATTCATTTCATCTATAACCGAATCGGTTTTCCACATTTCTAATATTTGTTGCAAATTGTTCATACTATTATATATTATAACATACTTTGGGTAAAAAGTAAACTGTTATTTTATTTAAATTGAAAATACGTATAAGAAAAACTTACATCCATTTGAACGTAATCTATAGATTCAGCTTGAGCATCAAACTCTATAGGTGACATTGAATAAGGAAATATACCATTGAACTCAACTTCTTTAACTACATTATTATGAGATGATAGTATAAGTAAAGTTGCATCAGCTTTTAAATCTTCAGGATTTTCTGTTTGAATTAAATCATGCATCCAATTAAATGTCTCAATATAATTATCTAAATTTTCTGTTATATTCATACGTAAATCTAAAGGTTGAAAATTTAGCCTATCACTTGTAAATTGTAAATTAGCTCCTTTATATGGCGTCACAGTGGGTGCCATGCTGAGACCAGGTAATGCACACGCCACTGCGAAATATTCTAGGTTCGGGTATCTAGTACTATCAACTTTAAATTGAAATCCTACCGGACTTAGAAAATTTTTGTTTGTAGTTAATGTTGCCATATATCTATTTATAAGATTTTATTTTTCGTTTACAAAGTCATTTAAAACTCTTGCAGTAGAAATAACTTCTTCAACAGAAACAAACTGGTCACCCAGTATTCTCTTGTCGTTTGGAAAGTTATCGTTGTGCACGTGAACAGCGTCGTTATCTCTATGGATATTACCAGTTAAGATTCCTTCAGCTAATGAGAGTAAATCGGCTCTTATTTCATAACCGCTTTTATTTGCGTTTGACATAATTTATTCCTCCTGTGTGTATGTGTTTTTATTATGTACTATATTATATATACACAAAAAAAGAGGGCTTTAAAAAAAGCCCCCTTAAATTGAGTGTGATTAACTCTGGCTTACACCATGATGTCGTCAACTCTGAAGATTCTAAAGTACTGGTTAGCACGGTTAGTACCCACGCCATCAGCAGCTACGAATGGGTTTGCGACCATACCGTATCTTGTTTTGAATCCCATTCTTGGTTGGAAATCGTTCTCACCCACTGCTTTAACCATTGTTAAAGGTACGTAAGGACAATAGAACATACCAGCGTCATACGGGTTAGTTCCTCTGTATCCAACACAAACGAAGTCAGTTGTTGCATAAGGATCGATGTAAACTTTAACTCTTCCATTAAGAACACCAGCAAAAGTATTACCTGTGTCATCAACGTTTAAGTTAGCGCTTAGAGCTGGTGTGTAATCTAACATTCCAGCAGCTGCTAAAGCTGAAGCTACGTCTGAAGAACAGATAATGAAATTACCTTTTCCTCTTCTTGTTTCTTTAGCGATAACATTACATTCTCTCTCAATCTGCATGATGAGACCTTTAAATCTCTCAACCATCCATCTTCCGTCTGAGTCTGTGTTAACATCAAAAATACCACTTACAGCAGTTGAAGTTTGTAAAGCACCAATTTTAGCTTTTGTTAAAATTGTTCTTACAACTTCCCTGTTGATTTCAGCTAAGATTTCAGCTGATAGGATATTAGCCAATTCGCCTTCAGCATCCAATCCATGGATTGCTTTAAGGTCTTGTGCTAATTCCATTGTGTACTCAGCTTTTAAAGCTCTTGACTTAGCAGTCACAGTTGATTTCTCAATTGAGAACGCCATTTCGCCGAAAGAACCGTCTCCGGATTCTCCAACGCCAAGTCTTTCTGCCGCTGCAGTACCAAGACCAGAACCGAATGTTGAAACTGTATCAGCTTCGTCAGCAATTGTACCGTCTGTATCAGCATCGGTAACGCCACTTAGACCTGTTGGGTCTGCCTGATGTGTACCTGTTCCTGAGAAGTCAGTATCTGCTTCATCTAAACCTAAAGCTTCTGTTCCGCCTTGTGTTGAGTATCTTGATTTCATTGCAAAGATAAGTCCTGTTGGACCACTCATTGGCTGTACGCCAGCGATATCATATGCAATAAGGTTAGGCATAGCTCTTCGAACTAAAGAAATTAATACTGGGTCAAATGTACCGATGTTGCCGCCGCCAATGTTGTTAGCTGCTGCAGCCTCTGATATAAAATTACCTTGTACTTGATTTCTTTCTTCTTGAAGGGCAACCTCTTGGTTTTCTAACAATCTAGCTGTGACAGCTTTCTTGTAGTTATCCTGGATAGGTGAAACTGACTCATGATCGAGTACAGGACCCCACTTTTCCATTAAGTTTTTATCTGCGTTAAACATTTTTATTTTCCCTTATTTAGTGAAATTAGTTATAGCTTGTGTGTATTGGCTCATAGAATCTGAAGTGTCTGCATCGACTTCTCCTGCTCCTAATAAGCTGTCTACTTCGTCCACTGTTTCTGTAGAATCATTTTGGAAGTATGACTCTTTAACTGTTTTAACTTTGACTTCAAAGTTTTCAATGTTATCGAATTCGATATCTTCTACTAATGATGCTAATTTTTCAGCTTCGGTTTCTGCAAGCCCTGATGATTGTTCTCTGACTACTTGTGCTTTTTCATGTGATTGAACAGCTTCATGTAATCTGATATTTTCATCTGTGGTTTTATTTAAAGTATCTTCAAGTTCAACAACTTGTTCGTTGAGTTCATCAACTAAGTCATCTTTACCTTCTGGTACTTCTATGTAGTGCTCTTTAAACACTGATTGAAGTGAAGTCATAAACTCTTCAGCAATTTCAGTCCTAAGACCTTGTTGTACTGCTAGTTCATTTTCTTTCATCCAGCCTTCTACTACATAGTTAAGATATGAATCTACCTTTTCTACTAGTGAAGTATGAACTTCTGATACTTCTTCTTCTAAGTTTTGAGCGTATTCAGCTTCTAATCTTTCAATTTCTTCGCTTAACTTACTTGTAAGTACAGCTTCAAAAATTGCAGATGCTTTACCTCTGAATCCGTCTGAAAGAGTTGCCTCTTCATTGATGATAGCATCTAAATCTTCATCAAAATCGATTGCTTCGACTTTTGCCTTAGCAGCAGGTACTGGCATTTGCTTTTTAACAGCATTTTCAGCATCTTTTTCGGTTTTGACTTCAGGTGTGACACCATCGACTTTCATCATCTGAGCATAAAGTTTTTTGGCTTCTGCGCTTTTGACTTTTTTCATCATGTCAACTGTTGCCTGAATGACTGCAGCTTTAGTTTTAGGAACTTCAACTTGTTTGACTTCTTGTTCGTTATATTCTTTAACTTCCTCGTCGTCTTCTTCTTCAGTTTCGTTCATTTCTTCTTCTTCGTCTTCAGCTTTTTGTTCTCCGTACTTTTTACCAGAATGAACTTTTTTCTTTTTCTGGCTGTGTACTTTGGACATTTCTTCAAGAGTTTCCTCGTCTAAAACTTCTTCATTTTCAACGAGCTCTTGCTCTTCTTCAACAGAATCTACAATGTCATTATTGTGAATGTCGTCTGACATAATAGTCTCCCTATATTTTTGAGTTTATTTTAGAGAGGAAATTTTTAAAAGCTCTTATTTCAGCATCCTGCATATCTTTGCGAGGAGCACTTTTAATTTCAGTCTCAATTACTTCAATATCTTGCTGACGAATTAGCCCATTATCCCATACCCATTCAACACCTTCCATAACTCCATTTACAAATGCACTTGGAGCACTTGGGTCTTGAACAATATCTATAGTTGATAACATAAAGTCATCACCCACATATTGAGCGCCATTCTTCGATACAAGACTTCCCATACCACGACTTGAAACACCAAGCTTAACTCCACCTTCGAGTAGTCCTTCGACTATTTTTCCCATAGGGGTTTTAAGTATTGATGCCTTTCCTATAACATCGCTTCCTTGCCAATGCAATGATTCGATTTTATGTGAAACTTTATCAAGGTTTACAGTTGGTCCTTCTGGATGATTTAACTCTCCAACTGCTCTTCCTTGTTTAACTTGTTCGGTCACGTATTTTTCTACAGCATTTTCAAGAGTTGCTTTCTCGTATACCCGACCATTTCTGTTCTTTTTGTTAGATTGCATAAACACGCCTTCAATGAAGTAATTTTTATCTCCATTCTTTTTCTGTTCTGCAATAACTTCTAAATTATTTTCTACGTATTCTGTTATTAATTTCATTTAAATACCTAGTTAAAGAAGGTATTATCCTTCTGGTTGTTCTTCTTCTGTATCAGCTTCTTTTCGCTGAACCATACCTGACGCTATCTCTATTTTCTTAGCATCAAGTGCGGCGGTCATTTTGTCGGCCATAATAGTATTAAACTGTTTATTAGCCTTTACGTTATCGCCATCATTTAAATTTTGTATCAAATCATTAACATTCATATTTTTTTCCTATGTATTATTTATAATATTTTCTTTCCCAGTATCACTGATTATTCTGCCAACGTGGGTCCTCTCCATCTGGTGGTTCATTTTCACCAGTTTTTGTCTCCTGGTCGATTTGTTTTTGAATTTCTTCAATTTCATCGTCAGTTTGACGTAATACGTTTTTACGTATCCATTCATTTGAAATGTATTTACCTACATATTCATCTAAGCTACCTAACATTTCAAATCTTTCTCTCAACATTTCTGATTGTTTAAGCTCAGAAAAATAGTTATCTTCAATAAAATTAAATACTATACTTTCTTTCCACTCTTTCCAATCATTATCGGTAATAATACCTTTAAGTAATAGTTGAGTTCTAAGTAATTGCATAAACAAATCAGAAAATCTTTTTCTTAATCTGTCTATGAACTTCTTAAATTTTACTTCATCTCTTGTAATCTCAGTAGTTCTACCAAGACTAAATTGAGCTTCTTGTTCTAATCTGTTAACTGGAACATTTAATGATTTGTATAATTTCTTTTGAAAATATATAATATCATCTATTTGTCCTAAATTTTCGCCACCCGGTAATGTAGTAATCTCGGTACCTCTTCCGCCTTCCCTACGCGGCAGGAAGAAGTCCTCGAGCATTGACATATGTTTTCTGTCATCTTTAATATCGCCAGTCTTAGCATCATATACTAATTTATTTCTATATTGATTCATAATACCTCTTAGATATTCTTCGGCTTTACCTTTTGGTAAATTACCTACATCAATATAAAATATTCGACGTTCTGGGGCACGCGATATTCTGTATATAACCAATGAATCTTCCATCATTCTTAGTTGATTTACTGGTTTTAAAGCTTTATGTAAATAAGATAGAATTCTTTTTCTACCTGGGTCCATAACTCCAGACGTACAATATGCTATAGCATCTGGATATATTTTTAAACCTTGTTCTGCGCCATTCATTGTCTTATCTTGGAATAAGAAAAACTCATCTACTTTTTCAATAAGTTTTGCGCCTGTCTTAGGGTCTTGTTTTTCCTCAATCTCTTTAACTTTTCTTAGTTTAGTTGGGTCAATATACCTAAGTTCTTTTATACCTTTTTTAGGATTACCTTTTTCGATAATTATATGATATGGTAATCTACCATCAACATACCATTTTTTAAATATATCATGAGCATATGAGTTAAAGTTTAACAATTTTAATACCGAATCAAACTCATGCTTAATTGTATCTTTCATTTTATCAGAGATTTCAAGTTCGTCCATTACTATATTTACAGGTGACTCATCATGGTCTCCTACTATTGATTCATTTATTATATCTTCAATAGCAGCATCGCATTCTGGTTGTGCTGATATATCTCTGTACTTTAAAATTAATTCAACTTCATTTTTGACTTTGTCGCCGTCCATATCAATGTACGCGCCAAAATGTCCTCCAGCTTGAATAACACCGGAGCCGTCCTCGTCCGTTTTAGGAACAAAGGAAGGTAGCTCTTTTTGAGCTGTTTTTCTTTTTATTTCAAAACCGAATAGTTCTGCCATATTTTCCTCACTAAATCAGAGGGGATTTATTGTCCCCTCTAAATTTATTTATATACCTACGATGTAGTGTCTGATTCCCAGTATTGTACCTGGAATTCACACGTGAACTCTTCAATAGTATTTTCTGAATCATAACTTACTTCTATCTCAGAAATGTTAGTTGGAAATATACCTCTAAAGTTATATGTCTTCGTAACTTCTCCAGCTTTATTCAATTGTTCTACAATTGCATCAGCTTGATAGTCTGTAGGATTAGATAATCCTGTATTTTCGTTATTATTATTAATACCATTACTCCAACGTTCCATAGCATTCCTAACCTCGAAACCGACATCATTTATAATAGTCACGTTCCATGGGTCAAATGTTCTGTCACCAGCAATTTGCAATGTTCTACCTCTGAATAATACAGGGATAGGTGCAATTATTGATGCAGGCATTTGAGCTGTTTTACACATAAATGATGTAAGTTCTACATCTCCTTGTGCATAACTTGGAAAGTTTAAGGTCACTTTGAATAAGTTAGCTCTTGCTCCACCGCCTACCAGCTTTGATTTAAAATCGTCTACGCCTAATATTGCCATGTCTTATTCCTCCTATGAACCTGCTATTTCTGAGAATTCAACCCCAGACCTAGTTGCTATGAAGTTCAAGCTAATAAAGTTAATACTTCTTGTAGGCTTAATAAAGATATCAGCTACAAATTTATTACCGTCTATTACTTGACTTGTGTTGTTAGTGGTGTCACAAATTACTTGGAAATCTGTTAGTCCACGTCTACCTTTGACGTCTCTTAAGAACGGTTCAACTAAATTTCTGAACTGAGCTCTTGTAAATTCGTCGTTAAATTCGAATAGTTG